TTGCCTTAGAAACACCAGACTCCATAACATCAACTAAATAGTTACCGCTAGATGGAAGTGTGTGAATCCATATCCAAGCACCCGTGATTTTGTTGACGAGATTAGGAGCAGTTACACCAAGACTCGAAACACCTGCCGTACTCACTGTTACCTGACCAGTACCAATAGCAGCGATACCAAGCATCGTATCATAATTAGTTCCGTTGTAAGTAAGAAGAGCCATTAGAATGTAGCTCCATAAGTCGCAAAAGTTAATGAACCTGAAGGCGCAGATGTTGCAGTTGAAGTCTGGTCATAGGTAACGGTAAGCGTTGGTAGCGTGTAAGTACCAGCCCAGGTAATAACCATGCCTGTAGTTTCATCTATCTTCTGTATCTGCCAGACAGCTGAACTGGTGGCGAATGTTACAGATATTTGTCTAGCAGATGAAAGTGCTAGGCTGGTCGTACTCATTGGTGAGAGGTTATAGCTCTCTGCCCTATAAAACCCACTAGCTGTGGACAAGTTAGTCGCTCCGTTTGATACAATAACCGCCATTATAGATTCTCCTCATAGCTATCACATACCTGCTGAGCTAGTGCTGTAAGCTGTTCTTTACCGTCTGTCACCTCTCCGTAGGTTGCGAGGTCTGGTACTACTATTTCGTCACCGTTGCTCATATCCCAAGTCATGCTTGATTGAGTGTTAGGGTCATCAAGGTCGTGGTATCTGCGGTTTATAGGTTTCATGCGTATGTCTCCGTAACTCGGTCATCCCACTCAACATCGAAGTTCAGCCCAGCCCAGGTGATTGACACCCCAGATGACTCGTCCACCTTCTTTATTCGCCAAGCAGCTGTACCTGGAGCCGTTCCAGGGAGAGCCTCACCGATGTAGGTGACGTTCGGAGTAGAGGTGTCGTCGATGAGCTTCTTATAGATGGTAGTGGCTACGTTGACATCTATTGGGGCTGCACGGAGCTGGTCATCTGTCAGGGGTTGGTCTACGGTAGAGTCGCTGACAATGTATACCTTGCCTTCGTCGTCCACCTTGATTGGTACAGGTTGGTCGGCTGCCGTCTTGCCTTTGATTATCATACCCTGTGACACGATAGTTCCTTTTTGTTTTAGGGGTTTAGCTACAGTATATCAGTTTCACCAGGATTATATCTAGCTACCAGCTCAACAAAGTCTGCCTGTCTCTGAGCTTCGATGCCAGCCATAAGCAAACGCACCTCAGCAAGACCCTCTGCTATGAGGATTTCTGGGGTCTCATCATTGAACCGGAGACTCGACTCCGCCATCTTGACCCTTCGGTGGATGTTCGGTTAGGCACAATTCTACTTCTGTTCCAAGGCTCCTGATAGTAGCGATAGCCCTAGCTATCCCCTCAAACGGAGGAGGACATACGTTCATTTTTGGGAATGGGTTTTTGTCTGCTTCCATACACTCAGTTATACGCCTAGTAGTTGGGGAATACAAGCACCAAAAAACACCCCGCGCGAGAGGTGTTTCGTGGTTGTTTAGAGACTCCACCGTGAGGTGTAACCAGATTATACTACTTGTTACGTTTTGTGTACACAGCGAAGTAACCGATGACACCGTATACAATCAGCTCAATGGCTTCTTTAACTGTAAGCGTCTCGATGTCGATGCCGTACTTCGAGAAGTAAGCAGCAAGGCTGACGACTACGAAGCCGACGATTGCCTTCTGTTTGTTGACGACGATTGCTTGATATAGTTTATCCATGACTATCCTTTCTTTATGTACAGTTCGCCAACTGGTACGAACTGACCACCAGTTCCGCCAGCTGCGACTTGTTTCTTGAGGTCTTCGACTTGTTTGGTTAGTGATACAACTTTGGCTTTCTGTTCGGCGAGTGACTTGTGTACTGCCTGAACCTCAGCCCGCATCACTTTGAAGAACTGTTGTTTTGACTTGCCTCTCCACTCTGCTATCTCGGCAGCTGATGGAGTACGGTTCAGTCCGTTCTGGTAGGCTTCTTTGATTTCTGCGTCTGATTGAAACATTGTGTCTCCTCCTGTTGGTGGGTTTACCCCTGTTACATATTTGCGACCATCGACCCTGGTGTTATTCACATACATGACCCAGTGTAGGTGTGAGCCTTGCACTACGTTGTCAGGTTGAGTATACCCCGTGTAGCCTTCATAGCCTACTGTCTGACCCTCTTTCACGGTCACACCGACTCGTATGCCATTTGCGACACTATCGAGGTGACACAGCCTGTGGAGGCGTTTATCCTGATAGCCGATTTGGACGACAGTTCCAGCGTCCAGGGTTGTACCAGGCTTACCCATCTGACCGACGTAGGTAATGACACCGGCTTCGGGAGCTACGATTGGTTTTCTATATCCAGTTGCTATATCTACCGCAAGGTGTCCGGCGTGGAATCCTTGGGTTATCTTACCGCTGGCTGGTAGTCGCATAGCTTACTCCTTTGATTCAACGTGCTGATGTTGCACGGTCTGTTGGGTGACCTTCTGTACTATAGCATTTTCCAGTTTACCGTTCAGTTTCTTCATAAACTTGAGCTGTTCTTCTGAGTTTCTGGCAGATAGTTCAGCCTGTTTACCGACCTTGGCAACGGTGATTTTGAGCTCCTTCGAGGCTGCTGCTGCTGCGATAGAGGCTTTGGTATGCTCCTTGAGGTCTTCCGCTAACTCTTTAGTAACGTATTTGACTACCCAAATGAGAGCAGTAACGGTTGTTCCTGCTAGTGCGATTGCTGCTAGTGCTACTCCATTATCCATCATAAGCTCCTATAGGTATGCACTTTCCGCCTTGATATAGGAGAATACAACATCGGGCATTATGGTTACAGTAGTTGCCGTACCACTTACTTTTCCTATTAGTGTGTACGTTGTATCGGCAGTCTGGTCTACACTGCCAAGGGTTGATACAACCGACTCGGTTTGCGTTAGCTGAGTACCCAGCGCATAGCCAAGTAAGGCTGTTGTGTCTTTATTTGTCTCTGTCGTAGCGTCAGACGACAGAGTAATGTAGACCCGTCTTGTGCCACCGGCTGCATGTGCTATCTGTAAGCCAATCTGTGAGCGTAGATACCAAGCCCCGATTGGCACAAAAATGGTGTACGTTAGCGTGGCAAAGCTCTGCGATGCAGTATTAAGGTTTACCGCCAGTGGTACTACGATTTCCCATTTGTTTTTTGCAGTTGGGAAGCCAAACGGGGTTTTCTGTGTAGAGAACTTAGGAGTAGAAAGCGTCATATTTGGGATATTGTGGTCTGTGCCAGTAAAGACGGTCAGCTTTGTAGAGGTTATTTTTGTGATAATACCGTACTCAATGGTCTGCATTGGGTTGTCTACATTGGTAGGTGCTGCTCCACCAGAACCGGTGAGGTTGTTAGCGTTAGCAGTTGAGTCATTGAGGTCACCATTGAGCTTGTAGTAAGCAACGAGGTTTGTCTCTGAGCCAGTGAGCTGTTGGTTCATGTTGTCTCGGATTTCAGTAGCAGTTCTAACAACAGACCAGATGCGAACATCAGCTATCTTGCCATCAAAATATACTGCTCCAGCAGGTCGGTTGCCTATAGTTAGGGGTTGAGTGCCTTGAACAATGGCGGTGATTGTACCGTTAGTAGCGGTACTGAATGGAACAGATGTACCATCTATATACATGGTGTGCGTGTTCGCCGAATTATTCATAGTGGCTGCAACATGAACCCAACGACCCAAAGGTATAGATTGGTAAGTTGTAGTCGTTCGGTTGTTAGCAGCAATACGCATACCCTGGTTGAGCAATCTACCGTCAGATGTTAGACCAAACTCAAAGCCCTCTGTTGATGCGTTTCTACGACTTATGATAGCTGAATCACCGTAGCTCTCCAGTTTAATCCATGCCTCCACTGTCCAGTCATCGGTGAAAGATATACCCGTAGCAGAAGACTTGGCAGCATATTGAGATGAACCAGCCTCAAGGTCAAGACACTGAGTAGGAGGAGTTGTGCCTCTTGTTACTTTCATACGCATACCAGGAGAGACCAGACTAGTTAGGTCAGTGGTTGAGTCTAGCTCGAACTCTTTGTTCCCTTTGTTGTAGCCGGTAGCAGTAGATAGGGTAGTGACCAGTGGAAGCCAGCCATCTCCGGCGGTTTCAGAGAAAGCATCAAACGCGTCACGGAGTTCCGTCAAGTCTTCGGCAGTGAGGTTCATCTCTACCAGGGAGTTCTTGGTATGAGTTTTAGCAGAGGTTCCACCAAGACCACGAGCTACACCAGTAATCTGTGTACCTGACACGTTGGTATAGGAGATGATTTCTCTTTGAGTTGGGTTGCGAGCTTCAAGTACGAGTCGTCCAGAAGTTTCAGATGGTGCTGTTTCTAGGGTGATGACTGTGTCGGATGCTCCGATGTCGGTTGTGAGTCTTGTGGCGAAGAAGTTTTGGTATCCCATGTTTGTATTCCTTTTTTCTCATTTTACCATTTATCTACCGCTGCTACTAGCTCCCAGTTTTGGTTTTGCTCTTCCCCCACCGCTACCTGCACGGAGTTTCTGGAATAGAGCTACGATGTTAGGAGAGGCTTGAGCTTCCATAGGGTCAAGTCGTTTCACGGTACTGGTGAAGTTCGAGAGGTCGGTAGTCATGTCCACAGTTCTTGAACCTCCTCCACCCCCACCGCCGAAGCCGTAGCCAGAACCAGATGGTGACTCATCGAAACCGAAGGTAGGGTTGTTCCAGATATCCCAGGTGATAGCAGGGAGACCGCGGGCTGCTCGCTCCTGGTTAGTCCAGTCAAAGGTCTGCTTGTTGTATTGCTCTTTTATAGCTGTCAGCTCGTCACTCCACTGGGGCTTGTCCCTCTTGCCGTCTAGGTACTGCTGGTATGCAGCGGAATATGCTTTCAGGATGCCAGGCTTGTCTGGGAACTTCTCGTCCTGGTTACGTACTAGCTCATCTTTGAAATCGTCGCCACTATCAGGGTAGTACTGAGATGCTGCCTTAGAGTACTGGTCCTTGAGGTTCTGGTAATAGTCCCATTCAGGAGTTGAGTACATTCTTTGGTCTAGTTCTGCGTCGTCACCGGGCGCGACCATCTTGTTTTGGAGTAGCTGCCTACGGAACCCTTCACTCAAGCGTGGGTCAAACTCTGGTGGTATGGGTTTACCGTCTTTGGCGAACTCGCGCTGCTTCTTCTGTACCATCAGGTCGTATAGTTCAGGATGTGCTGCATATTCCTTCCACTTGTCCTCAGAAAACTCGTACTGTGGAGCCTTCACCTTGCGTGTCTTGGTTGGGTCGAACTCATTAGGCACTTCATCGCGGAGTTTGTAGTACCCAGTCAGTCTCTTGTAGGCTTCCTGGGCGCTAGGACTCATGCCCTGTACTTCTTTCTCTATTTCAGCAGCTTCGTCAAGATACTCCTGCATACTCTGGCGGTCCTGGCGCTGTTTGTCTCCCTGTTGCTCTATCTTGAAACCAGCAGCCCGTAGGAGTGCCTGTGGTACGCTACGTTCTTTACCGTATATGTCCTCTTGCCCCTTTATGGCACTATATACGGCATCAGTCTCACGACCGAGTAGCGCGTTGTTGTTGAATAGGAACCTCAGTACGTTGTTTCTCTGGTCATCTGAGGATAGTGGGTCATCCCTAAACATATCTGGGCGGTCGGGGTTACTCTCTGGGTCACGGATGGACTTACCGCGGAAATCCTTGTCGATGCCTATCTGTACCAGCTGACCGAGTAGTGGGTCGTTCATCGCCTGTGGCTCAAGAGCTATCTTGCCATCCTCTATCTTGACTGGTGACTGGTTGAACGGTAGGACCTTAGTTAAACCGCTGCCCTCGATGTTGTTCAGGTTGTACCAAGGAGCAAACCGAGCGACGTTTACCTCACCGAACGGAGTTTGTACGGCTAGGGATACGTCTGTGAATGGTATCTTAGGTGAACCAAAGCGACTCTCCCGCTCCTTTTGGGCATCAGACTTACTTTGACCGGTGGCTAGGTTAAATGCCTTGGACGCTATGCTGTCTCCCTTGAGGTCACTCTCCCCAGAGACGACACTCATACCATTAACAAAGGCAGACCATAGGGCGACTGTACTGAGTGTGCGGAGTGGGTGGTCAATAGCTGCGTTCTTCGCTATACGCATAGAGTCGGCTGCGAATCTAACGAAGGCATTACCGATGATAGGGGTCTTAGCTGCCATATCATAGAAGAAGCCCACGCTTTTATAGTCCTGGAATCCGCGCTGTACCTGTCGCGCAGCCTCTTCTGCCGTGTACCCTTGGTTGCGCTTAATCATATATGCAGCAATACGAGCCTGGTCGTCCGCGCCAGAGTACGATGTCTTCACCCAGTTGAGCGCCTTCTTTGCCAGGTTAGGGTCTTGTGCTGACTCGCCTACTCTACGGGCGAAGAAGTCAGCTTGAGTGATGTCCACACCAGTAAGCCCCTGCTCGACAGCTTCACGGAATAGTTGACCTCTGCCAGCTATCTCCTTCTTTGCAGCGTCCATAGCCCAGTTGAACTGTAGTGGGTTAATGCCTGCAAGCTGTGAGAATATGCCTCGGTTAGTAACCTGGTTTCCTAGCCGAACAGCTGGGTTGAAGACCGTTAGGAGTTGTTTCTTGCCCTGGCGGATGCCTAGACGGTCATACGCGGTGATGAAGTCGTTAAATGATGACACCATAGCCATGTCGTATTGGAAGCCTGTGAAGTCCTCGGCTATGTTCTTCGGTACATATTTCCCAGCAGCATCACCGAACAGTGGCGTGTCTGGCAGCTGTACGAATCCAGGCTGCGGTGCATCGACTACCCTACCGCTGTTAGCTAGGTAGTTACCGTAGTCTTGCATCTTCCAGGCTGCTTCACTTTGAGCCTGTTTTTTACCCACTAGATAGGTTGGGTCGGTGATAGCCTCTTCGAGCTGTTTCTCTGATACCTGCTTACGACCCTTATACTGACCGAGCAGCTCATTCCTGAATCCTTGTTCAAACTTGCCTACCTCACCTTCTTTGTCGTAAAGGTTGGAGTAATCACGTGTGATATATTCCCCATTGGCTGCTTGTTCTTTGGTAATCAAACCACGTCGCATGTTCTCTACTGTGGTGTTATCACGAATATCTACGAGTTTCTGCCTTAGTGCTTGTTGTTCAGGAGATAGGTCAGCAACATCTACGTTCTTGCCCATACGGTCAGCCAAGTCTCGGTCTATAGTAGCCCAGATGTCAGTCAAGTCTTCCTTGCTCATGTCGCCAGCTAGGTCGCCGATAGCTTCTCGGTTGATTTTACCTAGTTCGATACCACCACGCATCTGCATACGAGCCTGCTGTAATGCTCGGTCAACACCAGCTTCGTTGCTAAACCCGCTGAATAGCCTACCGAATCCTCTGCCAAGTCTGCTATCAGATGTCTGTAAGGCACTGATTCCCTTATTGACTAGCTCTTCCCCGCCACGTGAGATGTTCTCCCTAATCACTCGGTCTGGTGAAAACAGCTGTGGTATTGACAGTCTGCCCTTCTCTTTGAACTGTGTGGTATCACCGTAAAGTATCTCATCTGTACTCTGCCTGCCAGGAGCATACGCATCATTAGCCCCTACCTCTGGGGATGGAGATTGTGGGGTTGCTTCAACCACATCACCTGGAGGCGGTGTTGTCCTAGCAGCCTGTTCAGCAGCTACTTGTTCGTTGGTAACAGCTCTAGCCTGTTGTGCTGCGTCCTGGGCAGTAGCCTGGGTATCAAGAGCTTCGAGACCAGCACGACGGCTAGCCTGTAGCTCAGATGTTAGGTCTATGATTCTCTGCTTGGTAGCTTCCTGGGCTGCTTCGATTTGCTGCCTAGTCAGTTGGGGGTTCTCATTTATATACCGTGTCAGCTTTTCGGTTTCGCCCCTAACAACATCGTCTATAGCCTTACGAGCTTGGTACGCAGGCACCGTATCCACTGGCAGGTCGTTAGGCACCAGGTCGTTCGCAGTCTGCTCTGCCCTTCTAGCTACCTCAGCCTTAGCATCTGCTCGCTGGTATGCTGGGGTATCTACATCATCGGCTAGTTTGGACAGTTCCTCGTCTGTTAGGTTAGCCAGTTGGCGTTCTACGTCATCACCTTCTCTCAGAGCGCGGGCAGCGTCATCTGCGACACGAGCACCACCCGATGTCGCCCCTATACCAGCTTCTACTGCATCATCTATAAGTTCACTACCACCCTTACCCTTACCAAAGTACCGCCGTAGCCTACCCACACCACCAGGGAGAGAGTCTACTAGCAGGTCAAGAGTCAGACCTGTGGCTAGGCTCTTCTTTAGGTCAGCTTCCTCACCGCGTCCACGCTGTTGTAGGTAGTCAATGCCGGTACCAGCCACGGAACCAGGGATAACTTTCACTAGCTTGCCACCGATTTGCATCAGTTTAGAACCATCCTTGAATGTCTGGTAGACCTTAGTACCTTCGGCTAGTTTATCTATCTTGCTCTGAGGTAGAGCGATGGTAGCGATATCAGTTATACCTTTTTGGAATGTACCGACGGTTTCACCAGTACGACCAGTGTCCGTAATCTGGCGTTGACCAGTCTTGCTAGCATCCTGCCGGTCAGCCTCCCTCTCTAAACCAAAGGTGTTTTTACCAGGCAGGAGGAGGTCAGCTGTTCGGAGTGTACCTCGAGTCAGACCACCATAGAAGCGTTCGTTGGAACCCTCTACGAAGTCAGAGAAGCTACCTTTAAGGCGACCGGTCTCTTCCAGAGCTTTGAGAGTGTTGATGGCAGCTTTGTCTCCCTGTGCTGCTCGCTGTCGAGCTGTGTTGACCAGTATCTTCTGCTTCTGAGGCTGGAGCTTATCATAGCCAGCGACGTACTTATCCTTGTTAGTCGTGAACGTCTTATTAGCTTCTACCTTGGTAACCTGTTCGTTCCCCTTTGGCAGTATCCAGGCAGCGTTCTTGCCGAAGATAGTCTTCTGGCGCTTCTCACCTTCGGATACATCAAGGAACTCCTTGTCTGGTAGTGGACGAGGAGCTGGGGGTTTCGGAGACTTGGAAGCCTCCTCTTTCATCTGTTGGAACAGTGGTTTAGGCTGGGTCTTTAGCTTAGTGGGGTCTGGAGATTTTTGACCAAAGAGCTTACTACCCATCCCTGTGTAGGCTGGGCGGTTCTGTTGCTGTTGTTGAGGACGAGCAGCAACACGACGGTCAGCAGCAGCTCCCGCTTCTCGCTGTTTACGCCGTCGCTTCTCCTCTTCGTCTTCGCCAAATGCTCCTCGGAAGAAGTCTCCGACACCTGTAAATAGACCCATGTGACCTCCTAAAGAGCTGCTTGCTCGCTGTAAACATTACCGTATGTCTGTTGGACTTTTTTCTTCTCATCGTCGGATAGCCCAGCTGAATCGGTAACCGCTGCTACTGCTGCATCTTTGACTGCACCACTCATAGAACTCTTGAGGATTTGGTCGAGAGCGTTCGTAGCTGCTTCGTATCGTCCAGCGTCTCCAGTCAGTTTGCTTACTGCGTCTCGTGCTTGACCGTCAGTTCCAAGCGTTGCTCGGGTGACACCAGCAGTGGACAGGTTGCTTTCGATATCGTTGTAGAGTGCTCGGAGTGAATCAACATCGGTAGTTTCGGCTGCGCTTGCTACACCGCGACGAGCTGCGTCTCTGTCGGCTGCAAACTTAGCTCGCTCTGATTGTCGGTACTGTCCGAGTTTTGCTTTATCAGTTTCCTTGTTCTTGCCAATCGTCTTGGTAGTGTCCTTGAAGCCTTTGTCGGCTTTGGTCTTTGCGTCTGAGTTATCTGTTGAATCAGCTGCACCGATGGCTGCATAACTTCCTTCGATTTCAGGGATAGCCATAGCGAACTGGTCAGCTGCACCTTTGAGCTGTTCACCGTACTGCTCTTCTAGTTCCTGGTCTCGAGTTGTTACGAGTTTGTCTAGGTCTCCGAAGAGAGCCTGGTAGATTTGGTCAATCTGAGAACCTCGGCTGGTGATTTTACCCCTGAGTGAGTTTACCTGTGCCTGGTCTTCGCCAGTTCCACCGCCGGAGCCATAACCGCTCCAGTCTTGTGCAGCACCCCCGCCTGGGTTTGGGTCTGCAATCTGATTACCGATTACTGAACCACGCTCTGCTTCTACACCACCCTCCATCATACTGACTGGTTTACCCCAGTTCTGAGCACTTCCATCTGGGTTAGAAGCCCAAACATTTCCGTCTTCCCCTATCCAATAAGCTGCCATTTTTTTATCTCCTTTTTTTGTTTTGTAAGGTATGCCCTTAGAATACTACGTTTCTACCTGATTGTATAGTTCCCGTCAAAGCGAGCATGGTCTTTTTCTTGGTAGAGAATAACCCAGCCCAACAGCGTGAAGGTCTCATCGACACCGTTGTTCATAAACTTAGCCTTGAAGGTTCGAGAGTCAATGCCTACCCCGATGTCGAACACGGTATGAGTCGCGTCAGTCTCAGAAGACGAAGTGATGTCATCAGAGTCAGTGGAGATACCCATGTCGCCGTCAGTGTAAGTGTCGTGCTGAGAGGTTCCAAAGGTGAGACCGCCTACTTGGTCTACCCCAAGCCCGCCAGTCAGTACCGGAGCTACGGATGCTGGTCTACCCAGGAGTCCATTCTCAGTGATGAAGCTAATCTGAACTGAGCCGGTAGTCAGGCGGAAGATAGGACGAAGAACATACCAGTATTTCTCTCGGTCGATAGCCTTACCCTCGAACGCACGGGTAATGAAGACTGCTTCGATAGCCTCGCCCTTGTCGTTGTAGACACCAGGAGTGAACTCGCACATCGTCGCTGAGCCATACTCAGTGAAGTAGAAGTGAGTTTTGCCATCTCCATCTCTATCTTTGAAGGCAAGCAAGTCGTTGGCGTTGATGTTAGTCCAGTACGCCCAGGCATAAAACCGACGGTCGTAGACAATCATCGTGTTACACTCGGTAGCTTGGTCTAGTGGAACGCTTAGGAAGTAGCGGTCATCGAAGTAGTAAGCCCGACACCTTGCGTACTGCGCGGGGTTTACCCGTTGGAGCAGTGTCTTGACACGGCTAGATAGCTCGTTTGTTCGTATAGATGCGTAGAAGTTTGGTTCGTTTCCCAGTACATAGACACCCTTATCTGTTAAGAAGTAACAATCGTTTTCGACAGAGGCAATCGCCCCGTGGCATACAGCACCGTAGGAACTAGAGATTCTCTCTACTACGAAGCCATTGTCTGAGTTGAAGTATACCTGAAAAATCGAGTTCTCTTTGAACACAATCAAAACGTCCTGGAAGAACCCAAGCCCAGTGACTTTCTCACCATCGTTTTTGTTGATGTCAATGGCTCTCGGCGTATCGTCACCAGAGAAGACAGTAGCTCCTGGTACTTCGGTAGCGTTGTGCAGACCGACATCATCAGGGTCAGATGGAGCGTTGAGACGAGTGAAGCGGGAAGGCTCGCTAGGTGGAGCAAAGTATAGGCGGAAGGGCTGACCATCTACACCAGAGGCAACATGATACCCCTTATAGGTGACGGAGAACTTAGCCTTTGGCATGGTTCCTGGGCGGGTAACGCTTGAGCCATCGAAGACTACCCCACCGCTTACGCCATCCCAGGCATAGGTCTTTTGGAATAATGATGTCAGGGTAATGTTCGCGTTGACATCGAGTGTGACTCCTCCAAGAGAAGTCCAGGTGTCTGATTGGTATTTCTTGAGTGTTCCACCATCACAGGTAATCGGGTAGTTAGCAGCTTCGGATATATACCGACCAAGCCCTTTAGGGGCGTTAGTAAGTGCAGCGGTGGCTTCTACCTCTGTGTAACCCATGCGCTTGCGAGCAGCTCCACCTTCTACATATTCGATATTCTTGGTTCCGCTGGTGCTCTCCTTGTCGTTAGAGAGGATGTCAGCGATGAGCAGGTTAAGACCACGGCTCGGGTTGATAACTCGTATCTCTTTGTACGGAGCGTCGGCTCCACCTCGTCTGATGCGGTACTTTGGTTGGCGTGTCCATTCCTGCATGGCTACGCTCCTACATCACCAGGAAATGTTCCGGCTACATCATGGTAGTTTCTAGGTCGATGAGAGCGATGAGCTTCCGCTACCCCAGTCAGTCGGTCGAGTTCACTGTGCAGTAAATCCCACTCTTGTTGTATATCCGTGCGGGTGGGGTTCTCTGAGAGCTTGGCGTAAATCAGAGCTGCCATCGCTACTACGCGAGCAGACGGGAACGGTACTGGTGTGGTGTCATCCAGCGTGGGCGGAGCCATCTGGTAGGTTATCGTTTCAGCTGCGATAGGGTCGAGAAGCAACCGGCTCGTCGTGCTATCCCAAGTAACACCGTAAGTGTCTACCAAGTCGTAGTAGCCTAGCAAGTCGAAGTCTTCGGGGAGTACACCATCGTCGAGTGTAGTGGTTGTTTCCAAAGCCCACAGCCACTTGTAGTATCTCCAGCAGTAGTCGAAGCCATCTTGCGCCCAGCGCTTGAGGTCTTCATCTGTTCCACCAGGGTTGACCCTGTGACCCATTAAGTTATGTAGTCGGTTGAGAACATCTTCCTGAGTAATTGTATATGCCATGTTAGCTCACCTTATACTGTGGAAACGCTGTTTCCAAGTCCTTTACGATGGCGTTTGTACCGTCTTTGGTCAGTTGCTCTTCCTTGTCTGTATTGTGAAGGTCTGAGCGACCATACGCTAGGCGGTCTGCCTCTACTAGCGCGTTCCATGTCATAGGTGGCATGGCAACACCGAAGCGGAGACCCATCTTTTTTGTTTTAGTTTTCTTGAACATCTTGTCCTTGCGAACAGAGGCGCACTCGTCGGCAGTTGCATCCTGCTCAGCCTTAGCCTTCTTGTTTTGGAACCGGAGCAGTTCGTGTACCGCTTTCCAGTGGCGAACGCGGTCTCCACTCTTGGCTGCTTCGATTACTGCATCTGCTAGTTGGTTGGCTTTTTTGCTGTGTTTGCTTTTTGTTTCTACCATTTTGTACCCCTTTAATCCAAGTATAGCAAAAGAGGCTGCATTTCTACAGCCCCTTTGCGAGAACGGTCAGTCTATCAGTCTAGGTTAGTGTAACCCTTACCGACGAAGTTAGCTTGTTCGTAGCGACCTTCGAGAGTAGTTTCACCGATGATAGCACCCTTTTCATAGTCACCGCCCTTTGGAGCATCGAAGTTGTTCGGCTCACGAAGGCTAGCGATGTACCAGGTGTCTTCACGGAGGATAGCGACGTTACCAGTTCCACCGGCAGCGAGCACATCGTTGATGAAGCGGTGCAAGAAGACTTTCACAACACCGAAGTCACTTTCGTAGACATCGACGGTGTTAATCAGACGCTTGTCCTCGACCTTGGTAAACTTGGTTGTTCCAGCTGTGAAGCCAGAGATAACCCTTTTACCAGCGCCGTGAATGTAGACTGCATCTGGAGCCTTAGCTGATGTACCCCATACCTGTGCGAAGTAGTCATTCATCAAAGTTTCTGTGAAGTCTGTGGCAGCGTTAGCGACTTTGTTGGTCGTAACCTGGTCAAAGATACCACCCATCTCACGAGCTGTAGATGCGTTACCCGCAGCTGCAACACCGTTCAACAGAGACCATTCCAGTTTGTTCTTCCAGTGAACCATTGACTTAGCCATGTGGTAAGCCTTTGGAGACTGCATACCAGCGTGAGCAGTTGCCTGTTCTGTGCCTGATACTTTCCAGTCCTGTCGGATAATCTGGGTGTAGTTCGTTTTGCGAGTTGGGTTCGTTACATCACCTGCGCCGTAGTCAGCACCTTCAACTGCCTTCTTGTCTGTAGAAGTAGTTGTAGTTGTGTCGTAAGCGTCAACAAGCCATGAGTGAACAGAGCTTTGTGATTTGCTCTTACTCAGACCTGTAGCCAACTGGTTCTCAGTAGGGCTTAGGTTAGTGATGAGGTTCAGCAAGTCCTCTTTTAGTGCAGGGTTGCTATAGTTGGTTGACATAGCCATGATTTTTCTCCTTGTTTGTTTTTAGTCGCAGTTGTCTGCTGCTATACCGTCACTATACCATAGTAACAAAACTCGATGCAATACTATATGTTTCCAGCCTTTATCTGACCGTCCAGGTAGTCTGCTAGAGCAGTTTCACCACCGGTTTGAATAGAGGTCAGGACGCTTTCTCTGTCCACAGTTGTTGGGATAGTTTGTCCACCACCGCCGGAAGGTTGTACTTGTTCGATAGTTGTCTGAACCTGGTTGTCAGTAATACCTCTCTGGTACTGCTGTTGGAACGCACCCAGGAGTTTTTCAGCTGCCTGAGTTGGGGTGATTGCTACACCACGTTGGAACTCACCCATACGGATAGAGTGAACCATGTCTCGTATTGGCTTGTTCTCTCGAAGGGTTGGGTACTTACCGAAGGCTTCATCCCATACTTTGCGTTCAGCAGTCTGGATGGCACTCTTACGGTTGACACTCTGTTCGGCTCTCTGGACAGCGGTGTTTACCAAGTCGTCGAAGAAGTTCTTGATACCAGCTTCGTCGTTAGGGTCTACCTTAGACATGTCCGGCATAGCTGGAGCATCACCGACACCGGCAGTTACGCTGTTCATATAGTCGTCGAAGGACATGAACTCTTCTTGGGGCTGTGCTTGAGGCTGGGCTTGTGGAGTTGGAGCCTGGGGAGCTGGCTGTTGTGGCTGAGCCTGTGGCTGAGGTTGAGGGGCGGGCTGCGCCATCATAGCGAATGGGTCTTGTGGCTGTGAGCTAGGAGCTGGCTGAGCAGTTGGCTGAGCTGGCTGTTGCTGAGCTGGCTCAGGTGCTTGAGGCTGCTGAGGTTCTGGAGCTTGTGGAGCAGCTTGTGGCGCTTGCTGAGGAGCTGGAGCCTGTGGTTCCAAAGTTGGTGTTGGTGTCGGCTGTCCGTTTAGGAAGTCTCCGACTGCTGCTATATCTGCTTGTGTTGGTTGCATAATTTACCTTTCATTTATTGGTTCTTATCAAATAATACCACTTCATTACAATTATTGTTAGCACAAACAAATGCGATGAACTCTGTCTCTGTTGGGTCTTTGATGAGCTTCTCATGTTTACAGGTAGCATCGTTGAATGACTCAAGCTCTTCGGGAGCGATTGACTCGACTAATTCACCCCCATGAGTCTTGCTCATCCTGGTAGGGGTGGCTTCTTCGCGACGCGCGTCTTCTTCTCTGCTATTGCTTTTTGTCATCTTCAAATTGTTTTATCTGCTTCTCTATAGCAACTACTTCTTGAGATGCACCAGGAGCCTCTAGCTCTTTGGTAGTAATCAAGTCTCGGATACGCTTGATACCCCTCATCTCACCGTGAGCACTCAGGTATTGCTCATACGGTAGTGGCTGTTCAGCGAAGGCTCGGTTAATCGCAAGGGATATTTCCCCGTCGATAATCTCAAACAGGGTCGGTGCAGTATCTTGGAGGGCTTTCAGCTCTCGCCCTTTGCGAACTCTGGTACGAGCTGCCTGTAGTTTAGCGTTTAGGTCTTGAATGTAGTCGGACATAATTTCTCCTTATCTGCATTATATCATTGGCATGAGAGAGTTCACATTCCGAACAGGGAATGAGTCCGGCATACTCTTACCGTCAGACTGGACAGCACCTTCGTCGATTACACCCGCGTCTTCGGCAGACATCGGTTCACTCATCTCTGGCTGTGGCGCGTTCGGGTCTTCGGCTGGGGTTATATCAGTTGGCATAGTTGGGAGCTGTGGAGTTATCTTCGTGTTGTCAATGAGATAGTGAGATGAGTTCTCGCTAAAGTATTCGGAACCCTTCTGGACAAGCTCAGCAAAGTCGAGGTTAATCACCTGGTTAGGGTCTTGTGTTCGTTCAGCCTGGGCTACAGAAGCAGACTGGAGCTGCAATAGATAGTCCTTGAACGCCATGAAGTCCTGGCGCTTCTGGTCTTTGGAGATTGGCTCGAAGGAAGAGTCGTTGACTCGAACACCGAAGATACCAGTCATGTCCTCTGGGCGGAGAACTTCGGTCTTGGTTTCACCCTTTACCTTGCGCTGGTAGACAGCATCGGTACGCATGAACTGTTGGGTATTGGAGAGCCACATCTGCCCGACCTCGCGCCATGACCGGCGGAAGTTAGCGCGCATGAATCCGACTTTCTCGGCAGCAGCTTCCATCATACGAGTCACACCGGTAGCGGTTCCTTGAGTCTGGTCAGTAGATGAGTTTGGAACTCCGGAGGCGTACTGAGATATAGTAGCGTTCTCGATTGCACCGTTGACGATGTTCAAAGCTGATTGTACGGCGTTAGGGTCTGGAGAAGGGAACTTGAATTGCTTCGGCATATCACCGCGGTAGCGAAGTTCACCACCTGGTTCGATGATGTACGGTTCGACGACGGAGCCTTCTTCAATAGCAATCATACCGTCAGCCATGTTGTGCGCATCCATGAAGTGATTGAATACGTCGTTGATAGCAGCCTGGAGGGTTTCAGAGTTCTCAAAGATAGACTCACCCCAGAACTGGTACGGCTTCCTTCTAATATAGAACGGAACCAGTGGGTACTTCTTGTGCCAGTAGACGTTCTGACCTCTGTATAACTCTACCCAGCCAGTGTCACCGACACCGTAAATGACCAGTTCGTTCCATTCTTTATCCCAGCACTCATATATCTGAGCCATCTGAGTTGTTGTGTCTAGTCCGTTGGCATCCTCAGTGGTTACCAAACGGTTGCGTGAGGCTTCGTAGGTAGCGAACTCGTTGACAATGTTCCCTGTTTTCAGTGTCTTGATAGCAGCCTTGTCGATTTTCTGGTCTCGCTCTAGTTCATAGACAGGAACTTGGTCAGCAATAATAATCCACGGGGATTTCTGGAGAGACTTCGCGCCAGGCTTGAGGAAGAAGTTGAAGATGTTCACCCCTGTAAAAGCGTTGTATCCCTCTTGAGCTGTGTCAGTTTTCACCTGAGAGTAGTCGACACCAGACTCGCCCTTGACGTAGCTCTTGTAATCAGTAGCCTTCGTCAGATAGGGAGCGCGTCCAAGACCCTGTCCAGTGACACAAGCATCCAACATAACCCCGAGGAGTTCATCTTGAATAGAATCGTCTGCCATCGGTGAGTCGTAGTCGTAGTCGAGTTTCATCTTGACCTTCTCGACCTTCTGGTTCATCTCTTCCATGTAAGCGTCGAAGGCTTCTTTGTCTAGTGTATTCACCGGAAGAGTCCGGACATCGACATCCCAGCCTGGTCGGTACTGAATAAAGCGAGAAATCAAATCCCACACCTTAGAAGACAGGATAGGCATGTAGACCTTGGAGCGCCACGGAGCGAGGTTCTGGTTGGTGACATGCGCATACATGTCGTCGTACCACTTCGCCCACTTAATAAAGAGAGGGAGCTGGTAGGACTTAGCTACTTCGAAGCGACTCTGCCACTTCTGCTGTTCCTCTTCTGGGTTGATACTTCGTTTCGGCGGTTCGTATGGCTTCTGCTCTTTTGTTCCCTTGCCGTCTTCTGGCTGCTGGGCTTCAAAGGAACTACCACCTTGAGAGGCTGATATGTCTCGTAGTGGCTGTATTGGGTCGTTGGTTTTGGATTGAGTTTTTTGTTTTGGCTGCATTTTATTCTCCGATTCTATTCCAGTTTAGCATTTATAAGCTGTCGAAGCGAGGGTCTCTCATCTGACGTTTCAGGAAGCGTGAAACATGAACGCGAGCGTCGTGGTAATCCATCGGGGCAACACTGGTTCGGCGGAGGTAGAAGTCCTCCTCCATCTCTGGTCGGTCGGCAGTATCGCGGATAATGTATTGCTTCCGGCTAGAGTTCTGAGACCAGATAGTAGCTTCCACAAACTCCAGCCCACAGAGGAACAGGTAGGCTGCAAGCGCGGTGTCGTCGGTGATAAAGTAGTCGTCCATTTGGTCTCCTATTATTATGATACCAGTCTTCCGCTGGTCGTGTAGACTTTTTTCGCCTTTTCGATTGGCTTAGCACCGCTCATCTGGTCAAGAATCAGATATCGGATGGCATCCATGAGGTGATTGTTCTTGTCCTCTGGAGTATCTGAGACTTCACCAAAGGCATCTCTGATGTGCTTGTAGGACTGGAACTCCTTTATAGTAGCCGTACAGTTACGCCCGACGAATAGCTTGGGTTTCCCAGTGTGCTCACGGACATATAGTTTCGTTTTCGTAGCACGGATACCCGCGCGGATGGAGTCCTTACCCTTCTTGGAAGGAGATACCCAGACACGCATATCGCCTAGCTCTTTTGATTTGAGAGAGACAATCTCGGTAGCACCAGCAGAGTCACCGATGATACGGGTGAAGTGTTGGTCGCCCATCTTCTGATGGAGGATACGGGCTATCTTATCTACGGGGAGGTCAGGGAGGTAAATCTCATCATATATATACCAGTTGTCGTCCTTGTCTATAGCGACGAAGACGGCAGCAAACGGGTCTTTTAGCCCGAAGTCCATCCCGATTGCGTACGTCATGTTGTCTCGAGGGATGAGCTGCGGAGACACTACATGTATGGTGTCATCGAACTCGGAGTACACCAGAGAGCTAGGTGTGGTGAACTTGGCTTCCCACTCCTGAACCCACTCGTCGATTTTACCGTCACGGATGTATTCAGCTTTTGTATCGTTCCATTCCTCGACCCTATGCGCAATAGAAGTGTTCTCAAGCATAGTCGCGTGAGAGTAGAACCAGCGTCGGTCTTGAGTTGGGTTAGATGATTCACCGATAGTTCGCTTAGCAGTCTCTACGATATCGAAGAAGGCATTGTGAACGCCGTCAGGGGTAGAGGAGAAGATAGCCCAGCCACGAAGGTCAGCAAGCGCCGGTCGGACAATCTTACGCCAGGTATCACTTGCGTACTGGAAGAAAGCGAACTCATCGAGAACGGCTCCAGCGAGCTTCACACCGCGGAGGGAGTCAGGGTTGTTAGCTCCCTTGAGGTAGATAGTAGAAGGAGCATCCAGCCCGCGGTGGTCAGAGTCAATGTCGTAGCCGAGGATGTGCTTGGTTTCTAGTTTATAATGCACCGGCTTGAGTTCGACGTACAATTCACCTTCGTCGGTCTTTTTGATAATAGCTTCGGGTATGAGAATCTTGAGGATGTCTTTCCAGTAAATTGACTTAGCTTGGGTATAAGTTGGGGCTATGATGTAATAATTACCTGGAGTTTCTAGTGCCTTGAGCATCGTGTACAACGCTATACCTAGCGATTTTCCACTACGCCGACCCCACACTAAAGCCTTGAAACGAGCCGGTGAAAGCATGAACTCTCTCTGTTTAGCGTGTGGATAAGGTAGTTGGTTTGACATTTTCCCCCTCGATTTGTATTTTCAGATTTTGTGCTTGACTTGATTGTATCACGAGACTAGGATTGGGGTATGGTGAAATCTAATCAGAATTATGCTACTATCACAGTAAGCGAGTCACCCTCGCCCGTTGTGATTAGCAACACCATCCAAACTGCCCGTTGAGTCCATGTTGTCTCGGCGGGTTTTTTGGTTTCACAATGAGGGTACACCGCTGGCTTTCGGGTTCACAGTTCAACAGCAATCCGCCAGCTGAGGTTACGGTGTCGTGGCTCTGAGTTACCTGTTTCTCAACCACAACATGTGAAGCCCTTCGGGGTTGATACCGGTCACTCAGCAAACACAGCGTTGTCACTAGGTACAAGGGTGCGTCACAGGGTAAGGGTCACGGCGCAAAAGAGTAGCAAACATCTCAGAGCAATTCGCTACCACCTAGATGAAAAACAACGCAGGGGTTCCTCTACAATATGATGTTTTCTTCTCTTCACAAGGGTAGAAGTGACCCCGTAATGGAAAGGAAAAAGTCGATGGAAGTGACAAAAATCACAGCTGCCAGCCTCTACCGTTTGGTTGTCGCCGGTGTTCTCAGTAAAGAAGAAGCCAGGGCTATCTTGAAAAAATCAGGACTGCTATAATCCGCCTGGGAAGCAGTCAGTGGCGTTGAGTCTTCCTCCCGCTAGCTCGTAATTTCGCCCCGTAAGACTTCCCACTCCCTTGACATTTGTTTGTGTTATAATCCAAATACCAAGCCAAATAAGTAAATGAGGGAAAATATGGCAGACAAAGAATATCAAGAGCTAGTAGAAAGTTTCGGCGGTAACGCCGTTGGTCTGACTTTCAACCCATCTCACCTGTTATCAGTTCAAGTAATCAAGACCCAGATTGCCAATACCATCAACGAACTCCACCAGAGTCGCCTAGATGCCGAAGACCCAGAAGTGAAACGTATGCTTTCAGTAGCTATCACCGAGCTACAGACAGCTCAAATGTGGGCGGTTAAAGCCCTAACCTGGAGAAACTAATGGCAAAAGCCAGACATGGCGAATGGGGTGCTTTCACCAACAAAGGTGGCATCCGGTTCCAAAAGAAAAATCTGATGATATCCGAGGACTCTGTACCGCCGGAGGTTCGTCAGTTATTGAAAAGACAACTAGGTATCAGGGAGGAAAATATCGTGCCACCAGTAGAACAGCCACGAGCTACACCGCAAGCAAAGTTCCCGCGTCCATCAGAGGAAGAGCTAGCCCGTATGCGAGCTGAGTCCTTACAAGTTAAACCAGAACTCAAACTAACTCCAGAAGAGGAAGCACTCCGTCAGCAAGTAGGTGTGCCAGATAACGAAGCTCCTTTGAACCCAGATGACTTCGAGATAGACGAAGACACCGAGGACTGGACACCTCCAGACCTTCCAGATATGACTGATAGTTTGGAACCAGCTAATCCTATGGCACAACCAGCACAAGTAGAGCCGGACTTCCTCGAGTCAGTATCCGTACACTCCGCTCCCTTAGAGACAATCGTCCAAGCTCTGTACGAACGGTTCGGTATCTACTCTGTTTACCTGGGAACACTCCCACGAGCAGACGAAGTCAACCCTCTGACAGGGTTCCCGTTCACCAAATACCACCTTGGAATTGCGTACCAAGCAGCCATTCAAGCCCAGAACAAGGGTATTCTGAACCCAGAATTACATCGAGAAGCGATAGACAAGAACCGCGCAGCCTCCGCTGGCTTCCAGGAGTCCTTCGTACCTATCGCTCACACCCTTGGAGAAGCTCGTAGACAGAATAACTTCGCATACAGAACCTCTGTAAGGGGCACTCAGAACATCCCAGCTACCGAAGTTGTCCACGAAGTAGACCCCAGGACTGGTGAACTCCGTGCTGTTCAGCGAGATATCCCCGTAGAACAGCGTGTCGGCGGTAGTGGAGCACCTTCTCGCTACTCTCAAGACGAAGACGAACAGATTCTCGAACCACCTATCATCGGTGGGAAGAAGATAATCAGACCGGACTGGTAATGAGTCAAGGCTCCAACCGACGACTAAGCGACGGAGACAAGACGTTTCTCAAACTCATAGATGAGGGGAAACGTCCGTCTCCGGCTTTTCGGGAAGCCTACCCAGACCATCCGGCTGTTCTCCAGTGGCTCCGAGCCGAGTCAGGCTCACCAGATAGACGCGCAGCTCAGATGACCCTGAGAGATGCAGCTCAGACAAAACTCAAAGCCAAGTATATGAAAAACGCCCACTTAATAAAGAGAGGGAGCTGGTAGGACTTAGCTACTTCGAAGCGACTCTGCCACTTCTGCTGTTCCTCTTCTGGGTTGATACTTCGTTTCGGCGGTTCGTATGGCTTCTGCTCT